AACTTTAGATACAACTGTTGAGGCTGCTGTAGTTGAAAATCCAGATTTGCCAGAACCAGAGCCAACACCAGAGCCTGTTGTAGATAATGTTGATGAGGAGGTAAACGATGCCTAGTGGGCCGGGAACATATCCTAAACCGGGCAGACCAAAAGGTTCAGGGAAATCAAAACCTAAACCTAAATCATCTTCTAAAAAGAAAGGGCCGAAGAAGTATTAATGGACAACGTCGAAAATCTGTTTGATGCATTGTACTCAGCAGTCGTCTCAGCACAAAAAAGCGTTGAGAATGACTACATTAACAAGCTGCAATCTGATTACTTTGAAGGTGATAAGCCTAAGACTGTTACACTACAGTTAGGTGACAAGAAAGTTGAGGTACCTAAGTTTTGTTTGGTGCCTCACAACTCATTAAAGATAAGTGAAGTTGATATAGCTTTTGAAGTTAACCTGAACCATGACAACAAGAAGGGTTCATTGGGTTGTTTGGGTAAACTTAGAAACGGAAAACAGATGGCAAACGTACAGATAAAATTTAAAGAGGCAGACTCACCGGAAGGGTTATGCAGGATTAACGATAATCTTGTGGCTCAGATTCCTACGGTCTAAATCTTAAAACAAAAAAAATAACATGGCAGATAATATATCTAAATCATTCGTTGGCACCCCAATTAAATCTTTGGTGTGTGACCCATTGCTTGCGTGTTCTGAATCGCAGAGGCAATTAGCTGACAGCACTTTGTCCTTTATTCAGGACTATGCGTTTAACCCGCCTGACAAGGATGGCAACATTTCTGCGAAGACCATCGATGTAACTGTGGATCGTTTAGTGGAGGGTGAAACTGAACCTTTGAAACAAAAGATGTCAGTGCCAGTAATCACATTGCTGACTATTCCAAATCTTAGCATCAGTGACGTTGAGGTGGATTTTACAATGTCTGTTTCTGGATCAACATCATCAACTGATGAATCTGATTCTAGCAAAACAGATTCAAGTACAACATCCGGTAAAGCATCGGTGAGTGGTTCGTATTTCGGAATCAAGGCATCAGCAAGTTTGAGTCATAGCAGAACTGCAACCGGCACTGTAAGTAATAAATCAACTCAGTGTCGTGAGAGTAATCAATCAGCCAAATATGATGTTCTGGTTAAAGCCACCCAGTTACCGGCTTGTGAAGGCATGGCTAAGTTTAGCCAAGCACTAGTTGACGGGATGATGAACCCGATTAATTTGGAAGCTAAATAATGCGTCCGATTGATCTAGCTAGATCGGAATATGATGAGTCATCACCGAGAACATTTGTACAAGACTTCGCATTCTTCGCAGAGTTTGGGTACATCTATTCCGGTGATGATTTTTTCATCATGGCTAGACCAATTAATAGGCGTGATGATTATTTTTTGTTGGATAAAAAATTTAAGTTTAAGAACCCTGATAGTTGGTTCGTTTACCTTGCAGCAGGAAAAGGTGCGTTGCACAGATTTATTGATATCGCTCCATTCAAAACCAAATGGGTTTGCTGGCACCGAAGAACAAACAGCGAGTTGAAATATCACTCTTGGAATTTATACGAAAAGAAAGTTAAAAAATGGGAAGCACAAAAGTAAAGATGCCAGCACAAAGATCTGGCTCAGAAGAGATGAGGTCAGTGTTATCGGCACAAGCTGAATTTGCACCAAAGTTTTTAGAGTTGGCGAAGGAGATGAATCCTCAATACGCCCAGCTCGAAATGGACACACTAAAGAAGAATCTGCCTCAACTGATGCAGATGTATAGCCAGCATGTGTTCCCGCAAATGATGCAACAAGAGCAAGCCAAGATGGCCCAAGACATAAGTAACGTGGAGCAATTCGGCGGTCGTGCAAGGGAAGCATTTAAAGCGGCAAACCCAGAACAAGCCAAGCTGATGGAATCACTTTCACAACAAGCACAAGAAGGGCTTGATGCTGGTGCTAGTTTGGATCCGTCGTTGCGTCGTGAGGTGCAGCAAAACATTCGAGCTGGTCAGGCAGCTAGGGGTATGGGCATGGGCATGGGTGACTTGGCAGCAGAGGCAACCATGACAGGATTGCAAGCTGAACAATTAAGAAGGCAACGTCAGGCTTTTGCCGGTAATGTTGTCAGCTTGCAGAAATCTACCGGGATGGATCCGTTCATGGCGATACTCGGAAGACCAAGCCAGATGGCTGGAATGGCACAAGGATTTGGTCAGCAAGGCATGGGTGTAAATGCTGCTGCTGCTGCAAAGACACCTCAGTGGGGCATGAACAATTACTTCCAAGATTTATTTAACACAAACTACAACGCACAAGTTAATGCAAGCATGGCAAACGCTTCTAACAATGCATCGATGTTAGGTGCAGGAATTGGTGCCGTTGGAAAAATTGGGGCTGCTGCTATTCCGTTCTGTTGGGTAGCAAGAGAAGTTTATGGAGCTGACAATCCTAGATGGTTGATGTTCCGCGAGTGGATGCTTAACGACTCACCGAGTTGGTTGTTCAAACTGTACTTAAAGTATGGTGAACGATTTGCAAATTGGTTAAAGGGGAATGGTTGGTTGAAGCCTGCCATTCGTAAATTCATGGATTCAAAAATAGGAGATTAAGAAAATGGCATTTCAATTATTCGTAGACCCAACGGCTGGAGCTAGACAGGCTTCAGATCACATTATGTCTGCTGCCGGTGACATAGCTGACAGGATCAAGGAAGAAAGGCAGAAAGAAAAAGATGAGACTAAACTTTTCAAAGCTAAAGTTACTGAAGCGGCAGCTATGAAACTAGGCCAAGGAGATACAATGTCTGAACGGGAAGCGTACTTATCAAAGAACTACACTCCAGATACTATCGGGGGGTTAATTCTTGGAAATGTTACAAGAACTTCTCAAGACCACAAGAAGGCAGCAATAGATGCAACAGTAGCAAACACTAAAGCCACTGAGGAAGCCACCGACTATCAACGCAAAACAAGTAGTTTGCGTATGGGAATACTGTCAGGCCAAGCGGCAGAGATGGGATCTAAATTGCGGTTGAATGAATCCCAAATCCAAAGCCTTAATCTTTCCAATGAGCAAAAACAGAACCTTCTTAAATACCAAGACGAGAACTTGAAGTTAGGTATTGAAGCTCAGAAAGAACAAATTAAATCTAGCCGCACTTCTAGAAAAGCAACCAAGCAAGCAACTCAACAGGCTTCTGAAATGTTTGGCATTAACAAGAAGAAAGCCAAACAACAAGTTAAGCTAATCAACGAGCAGATTGCTAGTGCTGTTAAAAACAGAGAGGTAACTGATCGCCAAATAGCGGTAATGGAACAGAACGCTGTTGCTGCTGTTGGTAATGCTGAAGCTTCAAAGATAAGAGCTGGAGTTGCAGCAAGCGAAGAGAGGAGACTCACGAGACTTTCTGAAATAAGTGCGGGTGAAATAACTCCTGCTCATTTGAGTGACGGAACTTTAATACCGGGAATGTATATTCAGCCTCACACAAAGAAAGTTATAGAGATTGATTCCGTGACAAACATGGATCCGGCTCGAACTGAATTAGCTAGGTTGGAAGGTGCCTTACTTCAATTGGATGGCACACCTGATCTACCTAAAACTGATCCAAATTATTTGCCTCCTAGAAGAGATGAAGATCTTATTGATGTTGATCAAACTAGTGACGGCTTTGCGTTTGGTGATCTTGGCCCAATTGGTTGGTTTGAATCTTGGTACTCTGCAAAAGATGATACAGTTGAAAATGTAAAACGAAGAATCAGAGCAAAAATTGCAGAACAAAAAGCACTGCTAGGACCAACTGGTAAAGCACTTCGATACGATCAGAAAACTGGAAAACTTGTACGATGAATTATAAGCGAATTGAAGTACCGGGTCAGGGAGTAATCGAATTCCCTGACTCGATGTCAGATGAAGAAATTGAAAAGGTAATTAAGGAAAAGTTCTTTTCAGCTCCACAAGAAATCATTACCAAGCGAGATCAGTCCACTGTTCGCAAAGCGGAACGTCAGATAAGAAAGAAAAATCTTGAAGTTCAAGCTCAAGAACAACACCAGAAAGATGTTCAGAATTATTTAGGTGAAGGCGGAACAGTTGAGAAATCTTACTACCAAATGTCTGGAGAGTTTTACGGCACATTTGGAAACATGCTTTCTGGTGTTAACAGATTAGCTCGCAAGGTTCTTGGTGACACTGCTGTTGATGCAATTGAAAGCGTACCGGTTGCACCAACTGTATTGAACGCTGTTCCGAGTGGGTTAACTCCAATTGCTAACATTCTTTCTGCAACTTCGGCAGGCAAATGGCTCAACAAAGATCACAAGGATTTAAGAGAATACGTCAAAGGGGGAAGTAAAGATGCGAAGCAAGTATCATCACAATTACAAGGCAGTGAAAACGTAGCAAAGGTTGCCGGTGTTGCCGGTCAGGTTGGAGCTTTTATTCCGCTTGCAGTTACCGGTCCTGCTGCTCCTTACCTAACTGTAGCTGGGGCTGGTGTTCAATCGTTTGATAGCACTTACGACGATTCGTTTGATGCTTACAAACGAATGGGGTTTGGTGATGACGAAGCTGACAAGTCAGCATTCAAGGTTTCAACTGGGGCTGGTCTAATTACCGGAACTGTTACCGGCATGTTCAACAAGTACGGAGGCAAGTTCTTTGGAGGTGTGTTTGGTAAAGGTGTTGAGCGTGGATTCAGTAAGCCTGTTTTAACAGCAGCACTGGACATGGCTCGACAAGGCACCATGAAACAAGTTGCCAAGAACGTGCTTAAAGAAGTCACCGGTGAAGCCACCGAAGAATCAATAGATCAATTGCTACAAGTGAGTTTGAGTTACGTTTCTTATCGACCTGACGTAACTCTTCAAGAAGCCATGTGGGAAGTCATGGAGGCTGGCTTGCTTGGTGGTGTAGGTGGAGGAATGGGTGGAGGACCGTTCTCGGTTTACCAAGATTTAAAATATAAAAAGCAAAGAGCAAACATAGCTTACAACGCAGAGGTAAAAGCTAGGACTGATAGGAGTCGTCAACGGTATGACGGACAACAGTTGCAGACTTTAATTGACGGAGGTGTAGACGTTGAAGGTAATGAGGTTGCTGCTAACCCAACGCTTGCAAACTTGAAGGATGCTGAAGGCAGGGTTGTAGTTTTTTCTCACCAAGATGTAGATGTAGAAGGTAAGCCGAGTGATGAGAAACTTGGATACGTTCAACTAGATGAAAATGCTGACATCGATGCTGTAGTTGCACACTACGAAATGGAGAATCCTAATGCACATTTTAGAGGTGCATTTGATTTGTCAAAGAAAGATGGATCCAAACATTTTGATGGAGGTGTAGAAGAGACAGCAGCCGACATGGATCCGGACAAGATGGACATTGAGGAACGAGTCGAGACAGAGGTAAAGGCTCTTGGTGACGAGGTGTTCGATCCTGTCAAGTTAGGTAAGCGTAGGATCCGCAAAGCAGACCTTGAACAGTTGTATGGCGGAAGCGTTTCGGAAACTGATCAGGGTTATTCAGTTAAGCTGGATAACGGAATGCAAGTTGATCTTAATTTTGATGAGAAATTCTTTGAGCTAGATACTCAAGAAAAGATTGACCAGTTCGAGCAATCCATATCTGCAAAGATGAACATTCCGCTTGAAGAGATTCAAGCCATGGAACCTGAAGCTCGTCAGGAGTTCCGAGATCAGTTCACTGGTGCTGGTGCCAACTTGCAAATGCAGATCGATGGCAAGCCTGTTGACGGCAAGTTCGTTCAATACTTTTCTCGCAAGGCAGATCTTCAAACTGCAAAGCACGAAGCAATTCATTTCTTGAGGCAGTCAGGTTTGGTAACTGAACAAGAGTTTAATACTTTAGCTGAACGGTTTGCCCCTGATGCAAAAACTGAACAGGACAAAGAGGAAGCAATTGCATATGCGTTTGAGCAATACCATGCAGAAGCTGAAGAGCGTCGTCAGGAAAACAGGATTGGTGTTTTCGAGAGAGTTAAAAACTTCTTTAGCAAAGCCGATACGGTTGACAATGTTAGTGGAATATTTAATGCAATTGAAAGAGGTGAAGTAGCTCGAAGAGCTGCACCAGTATCAGAGCCAGCAAAAGATTTGATGGAAGCATCAGACACTTTGCCAGCCGTTACAATTCCTTTGCCTGAAACAGAACAAGAGGTGGACATCGATGCTGAACCGGCACCGATTGAACCTGAACCAGTCAATCCACAATTCAGTGTTGAGTTATCTGGAACTGAAACAATAAATCAAAAAACTGGTAAGTCGTTTGGTGATTTAAGTAAAAGATGGGAAACAAAATTAACTAAACTTTCTCCCGAACAAATAGAAGCTAAGAAAGAATTTTTTGAAAAAGGATTTGAAGCTCCAAGGTTTAAAAAATGGTTTGGTGAAGGTGCTGTTGTAAATGAAGACGGTCAACCTAAAGTCATGTATCACGGAAGTCCTGACTTTGGTATTGATAGCAAGGAGGAAATTAATGAGAAAAATCTTTTAGAAATTGAAGATGCTTTTAGACCACGCATTTATAAAGAAGGTTTTTTTCTTACTCCTGATGTAAATTTTGCAAACAAGTTTGGAACCGGATCTAGCGATGCAGGAATTCGTAAAATTGATAGAAAGTTTGCAATGGTTACTAATATTAAAAACCCTTTTGATTATGACAACCCGCAACACGTTGACCAACTGCACGAAGAAATAAAAAAACAATCAAAGAAACTAGACCGAGTAGTTCCTTCCAAAGAAGAGATACATGATGGTCATTGGAATGCTATAGAAGAATCGGCTGACTTAATAAAAAACCTTGGGTTTGATGGCTATTATGTAAAAGAAGAAGCAATAGTTGAAAATCAAGATTCTGAATTTTTAGTTGCTCCAAAAAACTTAGCAGTTTTTGATTCTAACAATGTTAAAATTATAAGCATGCATACTGTAGGAACTTTTGATCCTTCACGTTATGACGTTCGCTACAGTGTTCAGGATTCGATTAGAGGCGTTAACGTAAACCAAGGCGGCACTACCTTTGCTGACTCGATTGTAGACGGAGAGAAGACTATAGAGACGCGAGACAGTGACTCCTTACGCCCTGTTGTTGGAGAGAGGATCCGGATTATAAGGACCGGACAACCGGGTGAGCCAGCAGCCTACATTGGTGAAGTCACAGTTGGTGAACCGAAGCTATACAAGAACGAGGAAGATTTCCGAGCTGATCAGGATCTGCACCGTGTTCCGCCCGGTAACAAGTTCGACATTAAGGAAGGCAAGTTCAAGTGGGGTTATCCATTGGAGGATGCTGTTCGTTATGAGAAAGAAATCATTGCTCCAAAATTAAGAGGCAGGGTGATGACTAAGCCGGAACAAATTGATCCAAACTTCTCAGTGCAGTTAAATGAAAGCACAATCTACATTCCTAGACTTGAAGATCCACATGTCAACCTACCTCATGGCAAAGTTGAAAATCAATTACATGAATTATTCAAGACTACTGCTAACCCTACATCAGAACAGTTGTCTAAAATTCTTGGCTCACCAAGTAAGCGTAAGGATAAAACAAAACTTGATAAAAATGTTAAACCTACAAGCTACGCTGAATTAAGAAAGATGTTGGAATGGGGAATTACTAATTCAGATCAGAGTGATTGGTACGATGCTTTTGGTGATGGCTTTAGGAACCTTGTTGGTGATCCTAATATTTGGGAAGCAGCCGTTATATTTGGTATTACGTCACAGCAGAATGCAGCAGAAATGAATTACGCTGACACTTTACATGTGATGGCTTTAGCTAGGCAGCATGATCCAGTAAATGATCCAGCGGGTTTTGAACAAGCCTTGAGAACCACTCCTAAACCTGAAGGTCATGGGAGACTTAAAATTCAAGGCTCGCAAATAAAAGGCATAATAAATTTTTACAAAACAGGAATCAAAGAAGGTGGATTAAAAACAACAACTTACATGCAAATGGTGCATGACAGAGGGTTTAATATTTTCAATCCTTTTTCTGTTCAGGATGTTCACATGTCCCGTGCGTTTGGTTATAGGTACACCGACGTTGACAAGGATACTGATAATGTTGTTGATGCTGCAAAGTTTCCAAGCGACAAAGCCATTCGTTACGGCATGTACTTGACTACAAAGTTAGCAAACGAATACAACATGCGACCTGATCAGGTTCAGGCTTTAATTTGGTTTTATGCGAAGAGCAACCTATCACCCAAAAAAGTAACAAAAGGAAAGAAACAAGTTGGTGATGGTACGTTTGAATCTGCAAACAGATATGCTCAACCAGAAATTGCAGTAATTGAAAGCATGAAGTCTGAAGGCACGTTTGATTCAGGTAACCCTTACAACCGTTCAACTGGTGCAGCAACAAGACCTTCATCAACAAGTTCAGTGATCAGCGATCCTTGGTCCAACTCGAACCTTTACCTTGAGCCTTTGCTAAAAGTTATCGAAGAGAAAAGTCCAAACCTTCTTGTTGATCCTGTTGATGGTAACGAGCGAGGTTTCGGTTTACCGGCTGGTGCAACATTGAAGCAAGCAAACAATTTAACATATGACATTATTGAATCCATCACAGATGGAACTGGTAACATTAAATTTTTAAATTCAATTGGTGTTCCTCACACGGTCAGTCCGGTTGTTGGAGTTGGCAGTGTTAACTCTCCCGGCATTGAACTGACCTTCACTGGTTCTACTTTGGATTCAGCAGATCGGTTGGCTCCTGTTATGGGTGATGCAATGCTGGCTGATAAAGTCAGTGTGTCTCAACCTATTTACGGATCCGATGGGTTTGGTATGAAACTAAACAAGCCAGACAACTCACCGTTCTCTAAGCAAGAGCTTGCCAAGATGCATAAATTAGCTGGCAGGAATTTTACAATTACTCAGGACGGAACCGGAATTAAGATCTTAGATGAAAATTTTTACAAGAAAGGTAAAAAATATGCTGCCAAGGATCTGGATATTTTTGTAGAATCACTCAAGCCACTCATTGATGGGGCTGGTTTGTCGGTAGGAATTTTTAGTCAAAAAGGAAAACAATATGAACATTCAGGATATCAAGAAGCAGTGCAAGAAACTTGGAGTAAAGTACCTCCCGCCCAACGATCCGATATACAAAGATCCGCCGTCGATGAACTTTACAAGCCAATCTGGACGACCTACCAAAACTTCTTCCAAAAGAACAAGCTCAAACCGGTAGCAACTAAACCGGCACCTCACTTAGACATTCAGTTTTCCGTTCAGGACAAACTATCTCCCGAAGTTGAGGCTCGAATAAATAGCATCGAAGGTGCAAGGGAGATTCCAAAAGACGAACAACCGAAATACGAACCTGACTTGCGTGGCAAGTGGGCTGCTATTTTAGGCAGACCGTCCAGTGCTTTGGGATACGTTGGCGGTCCTGATCTTCTCCGTGATAAAAACGAGCTTATGCTTGAAAGTGCTTATCAAGCCAAAGCGGTCAACAAAATGACCAACGACCTTCAAAACAAAATGCTCAATGACGCTTACGCTTCTGTCGAGGGTTGGAAGTTTCCGAAATGGATGAAGGTTGGCAAGTGGTCTAAACGGTTAAAACAATTCCAGAAAGATTCATTGCCGATTGCTGCACATTTAAACGCAACTGCAAGAGACAGTGGGTCCGGTGAGTTTACGTTTGCTGACTTTGATATGAGAGCAGGCATGATGCCGGTTGCTCAATTTAAAAAAGCAGAACATAAAGTTGGTGATGTTATTGAAGTTTCTAATCCACTGTCAGGTGAAATGGAATTCCTCACGATCGGTGGATTTGTAAATGCACAAGGCAGGGTTGGTTATCAGTTGACTCGAAAGATGACGGCTGAAATGCAAACCGAATTATATAACCACTACAAAAAAGAATATGCCGATATGATTTGGTTGGTGGAAATGTTCATCGATCCAAATCTAAAAGGCATGACGAAAGAAGTTGGCGGTGTTCGCGTTCCTTTGTTCAATCGCTTTTCTTTAGAGGAAGTAATGAAGCAAACCGACGAGGATTTTGAAGGCATAGCAGCCTACACTCCTGACGTTCTCGCAACTCGTACTTTGAAAGGGATTGTGGACATGGTTATGAATCCTACAAAAGTTGGCAAATCGCCGGGAAGAAAATATAAGACCGGTAAGAGCCGGGAGTCTGGGAACGTCCGCGATCTGTTGACCGGTTTTAATATCAGAACTTTTCAGGCCATCAACGAATCTGCCAACAAACATTTTGCAGAGATGGTGTTTGAAAAAGGTGTCGAGGCAATGCCTAAAGAAGGCGTTCCAAATGGTTACGTTAAACTGGATCGCGGCATCGAAGATCTGATGGGTGCAATCAAGGCTTATCGTTATTACGAGAATCCACAACCCGGTGAGCCGGGTTACTCTGAGGCTGCTGCTAGGCTTAGTGAACTAGACAACCCTGAAAACTATTCAGCTCTACTTGGTGAAGCGTACAAGCGTAAAGGCGGCAATTATATTATTCGCAAGGATCTAGTTAAATTGCTTACAAATAAATTTAGTCATTCTAGTCAACAGAATCGTTTTATGCGGATGATTAACTGGGGGATTAGAAACTCCACACAAGGATTTCTAATTCATCCTTATTCGTATGTCGTTAACATGTTAACCAACGACTACTTTGCAGTAGAGGCATCCTTTCACCGAGGGTTCCGAGGTATGGCTCAGATACTCTCTAAACAAACCAGAGAGATGGGTAAGGCAGATCTGGATCATGCTGGAAGGATACTTGGAGGAATGTTTATAAACCGTGCTGCTGGCATTCGTCAGTTGATGGGATTCAAAACTCAGTACGATCAGGTCGTTGAAAATATTTTACCAGACGAAGTATTTGAAAACTCAACTGCATTGGCAGATCTTAAAGTTAGTTACGATACCGGTTGGTTTGAATACCTAAAGCAAGGTGAAATAGGTGCAGCAGGATTGCAGGCAATAAAATACGGTGACATCGATCTTCGACCTAAACAGCGTTTGGCATTTGCTTACTTAAAATCTCAAGCAGTCAGACGAGCTAAAAAGAAAGGCTTAACTGGAAAGGCTTTGAAGGATTCAGTTGATAGTTATTTATTGAACCCACCAAAAGAAGATCGCATCGAGGCGGTTAACCAAGCTCAATTTGAGTTTTTAAATTATGCAGACTCACCTCAACTCTTGCAGGATCTAACCAAGCACGATGTTAGCAGGCTAATCTTGCAGTACCCAAGGTTTGGCTATCACTACATGCACAAGCAGGCTGACAGACTGAAGGCTGTTAAAGATATATTCGGTCGCAACATGCCTCCCGGTAAACGTGCTGATGCATTGGCTCACTTTGTGACGTTCGCTACATTCACTGGTGGGCTTGGAGGTATGGCTTTGCACTATGCATTAAAAGCAATAGCCGGAGATGACGAGGATGACTCAGCTCAGTACATTGGTAACTATCAAATCAAGTACAAGGATCCAATTACTGGCGAGGTTAAAACCAAGAAGATCGACTACTCGATGATAACCAGCAACCGCATCAACTTGTCCAAATATTTTGAGGCACTTGGTATCGGTGACGGTGATGGTGAAGACTTTTGGTGGAGGGTTAGAAACTACCCAATGATCGCCATGGCTGGTGCTGCTGTTCAGGCAACTGAAGACACTAAGAAGTTCGGAATACAACACGGCCTAGCAACATACTTTGGAATGGCTAAAGATCTGGGCGTTGACATGACAACAATTGGATCTGGTTTGAAAGTTGGATCTAAGGCTTTAGCCAGCATGAAAAGCATGGACTCAGGTAGACCGGAACGTCCATTCTTCGATCCTTATGGTGCAACTGTTCCGTTTAGTTTTTACATAACCGAGTCAGCAATGAGTTCATTAGTTCCTTTCAAGCGTCAGTTTGATGAGGTTTCTCTGATGATCGATCCAATCCACCGGAGACGGACGGCAAGCAGGCAGCTTAATTATGAACCGGGTCCATGGGAGGCTATTAGGCAGGGGCATGCCGGAGGAGCCGTAGATCGCATCCTAACGGCATTAGGAGCCGTGGACCCTCTACCACCCGGTGGGAAGGTTGAAAACGTCTCTAAAAGCTCAATGTCAACCGGACAGACATCGAAGAGCCGAGCAACCCGTAGGGAGGCAAAACAAAAACTCGATACAAGCCATGCAGGCCAGTATTACGACACACACGGAAATCTCCGTCTGGGAGTTGTTCCGGAGGCGAATATCCGGAAGCAGGAAGGCTGGCAGACGGCTGCTAAAATGGGTGGATTTAACCTGAAGCAAATTGACCGGAGATTGTATTTGGATCAGCTTGGTCCGCCGAAGAAAAAGAAGAGCAAATTTAAAGTTCGATGATACTGAATATCCATGACAGATTTTCGGAACCAGATCCGGATCCGGACGATGCAGGCGAATGCTTTGCTGATGATCTCGGAGATCTGATTATGAAGTATTCAGGGCGGATATCTTTAGGTGAAATAGTTGGTGCATTAGAAATTCACAAGTTGCAAATAGTTATCCAAAATTCTAAAGATGAACCCGAATAGGGTATCAAAGTGTATCACTAAATATTGAACCCCTATTAACATTGGTTAAAATTAATGTTTTCACAGAATCACAAATTATCACAAGCCTGATTAATTGCCCCTTTAAACATTAACTAAAAAGATTAATTCACCCTTTATTCATAGGGTTATTATAAGTTATTAGTAGAAATGCGTAGAAATGCGTAGAAATGCCTAGAACCGCTTTAGTGTATCATTGCTACACCCCACAAAAAAAGCCCCCAATTACGGGGGCTAATGAGGTTTAAAACACGGCTAGTTTATTTGTCAGTGTCATTGTCTTGTGCGTTGTTTAGGCGATACCAACCGGCTGGTGAAATACCACTTATAAGAAACTCCCGGTCATCTGTCGAAACTGACTTCATAGCGACCTGAATCATATCGCCAGCCCTGAACCTGAATAGCTCTTGGCCCGGTACCGTGACGGTACGTTCCTCGCCAGTGATTTTGCAATTACCAGTGAAGTGGTATTTGTGACCTCCTTCGTAAGTTTCCGTGTATGACAGACTATCTATAACCATTTGATCGTTTGATAATTTATCCATGTTAGTTTGCCTCGATGGTTGATGACCATTGTCCATTCTTGTCCAGATACTGGATGTAGATAGCACCAGCGTTTGGTGTTCCAAAATCATCTAAAGGCTCAGAACCTTCATACTCACCAGCGATGTAACCTACATAGTAGATTTCACCATCTGCATCGGACATGCGGAATTTAGCGATAGGAGTTTTTAAGCCGTAATTAGCATTACGGTTTTCTTTGCCCTCCAATTTATCTTGAATGTGTTTTTCAATGGCTGGATCGATGTTAGCCGGTCCAGTGGTTCCACGTTCGCTTCTCTCGCCACCTATTATGTGCGGGCTATAAACAGGAATCATGTCTTCAGAAATGATCCAGCCATATGGGGCATACGTTTGTTTTGTTTCTGATTTCATTTGTTTGGTACTGAAAGCACTTCTATTTTTACTTGTATCAATCCTGCTGATTTGTCGCCACAAAGCTGCACGAAGCCAGCCGTAGATAGGTCTATCTCGCGACTGTAACGTCCAGTTATTTTATCCTTAGTAAATGGACCTCTGTCTCGAACGTAGCAGATTATATAACGATCTTTTGTTATGCTCACCTTTAGTTTAGTACCGAAGGGATATGTGCGATGTGCCACGATGCTTGGGTCACGCTCGTCATACACTGTCTTATTGTCGGCACACATGTTGCCTCTGTACGCTTTGCCGTAAAAAGATGCAGTAACCCTTGGCTGTTCAGCATAAGGCCGTCCAACGACCCAACTGAACACGATTACGCACCCTATTATTGTGCTTATTATTTTCATTAGTATCTTTTGTTTTGCTTTGGAGTTTCCTCCCATCAACCCACTCCGAAAAATGGGCTGAAGGGAGGAGCCTGAATCAGGCTCCTATGTTTAGGCTAAAGTTATAATCAACCAATAGGTTGGCATAGTATTTTTCAGTAGTAGAAATATTCTGATGACCTAAAGCCAACTGAGCGGCATGCATGGATCCAGTGTTCGTTACCACTTCGGATCCAAACAACGCACGAAGCTCATGCAGACGTTTTTTGAAGTAATCAGATGCGTCCGTACCGTAGAGTAATTCGTCGTTCCACCAATCATCGTGTAACTTGTCCAATGTGCTAACAGTCCAGCGTTCCTGACCCCTAAAAATACGCTCACTAGAATCAGCCTTGCGACGTTTCTGTTCAGTTTTAATAAAGTCATGCAACCAGCGTGGAATCTGAACACTGCGAGATGACTTACCTTTACACTCCCAAGCAGCCTGCTTGAATACACCATTCCATGCATTGTAAACGTCTGTAGTAGTTACTATGACAACAGGAACAGACACTTTGCTTATTTGGTTAGTGATTGGATCGCGAGCAACCTTGTTTTTAATTTTAAAGGAACCAAAAGAAAGGTGATTAATTTCGTCCTTACGAAGTCCGCTTAAACGGGCAATGAAGTACTTAATAATATGATTCCAAATTGAATCTGTTTTAGAATCTGATTTTGAAAAATCAGTGTTGTCACGAATGGCAATTACTTTCTCGTCAATCTCTTCAACCACTTCAGCAGGAGGAGCCTCGTAGCATTTGTTTGTATCAACACCACATTTTTTTGTGGCACGAAAAGTCTCGATAGCAGCATCCGGAAGAACTAGATCACCGTATGCAACCTCAACAACATTTGGACTAAACAGTGCCTTACATTTTAGCAGCATAGAATTGAACGTGTTAGCCTTCTTTTCGTAAGTGGGACCACAAGTGAGAATGTCTCCAGCCCCGTCACTTAAAACTCTCCTACGGTAATCCTCAAGAACCGCACACTTGTTACCGTCAACCTTTTCACCAAGAGCAGACAAAGGGATTTTTTTCAACGCCTCAGTTACTGAAGTTGGAATTCCTTTTATGGATTGATCGTTGCCAAACCCAAACGCCAACCTTATAGCAGCCGGATAATCTCGAACTGATTTTTTGCCGAGAGGCTTGTTCTTTTTGGTGATGATTTTTTTGGCAGCAGCAGCAGCCTCGAATGCATCGATTGCATCCTGAATTGAACTCCAATTTTTGCGTTCAGTAACTACAACGTCTTTAGCTGAATCGGTCCATGGAATGTCTAAAATCTTGCTAAAGATTTCAGCACCCTTCTCAGCAGCCAATTCAAGATTCGCAACTCCAGTTGACTTAGGAATCTGCTTGCCTTTGATCTTTTTGAACACCTGATAGTTCGGACTACCGGGTCGTTTGCGTAAATTAAAACTCAAGTTTACCCCACGAAATATGGCGTTAACACTTGTGCTAGAATCGTTCTTGTCGAATGTGAAACGGGGCTTTTCAGTCCTCTCGATTTCGTTATTTATTGTCATTTGTTTAGTATCTAGTGTTGTTTTGCTTGTATGCATGACTAGTCAGTAGCTAGTCATCCGGAGAGAATTATCAGGTGAGGTGTATCAATACAACCCTTTTTATTTAAATTTTTTATAAAAAAATGAATTGCATTGTAGCCACTGACTACTCAGTTTTTTTGTCCAGTGGGAAGTCAACGACACAGAGAGAAGAAGGGAATTTGCATTTACGAATGGGAATCCAATTTGGAGCTTCTTAAAAAACAGGCCGACAAGGAGGGTCTGACCCTAGCTACTCTGATTAAACGATTAACTCGCCACCATGTACTAAAAAATAATCCTGATGCAGAAATCAGGGAGGATAAAATCTAATGGCTAAAGAAACATATAACAACGAGAGTGAATGTACCGCAAAAGAGTACATTGATACTACGCTCCGTACATCTCATTACAATCAACAACAAAGGGTGGAAGACAAAGGCGATTCCAACGGCATTAAACTAGACAGTATTAAATTATTAGGAATAACGAATTTAATAACATTAATTATTGCTGTTGTAGCATCATTTATTCTATCAGAAAGAAAAGGTATAGTTGAGAATCAAAATAAATTTTTAAAAAAACAAGTTTCATTAGAACAACATCAAAAATATGCATTGCGTAAAGAGATTGTTATCCAGCGTTCAGAAATCGAACATATGAATGATATGAATGTTGGAATGGTTCAAACTATAGCCACACTATCAAGACAAGTTGCAAATCATAATGAACATATAAATAAGGATATTTATTTAGTTAGCAGTGAAGATTTTCAAAAAGCGATAATGCATATGGGATCTACTCCAAATTTAGATAAAAAAAATGAATTTGTTTTTATTAAAAATAATCTGCCAATAAAACAACGTGATATTATTAATCAGCAAATAGATGTTTTAGAATCACGCCATGGAATCAGTTTACAAGAGGCAGTAAATGATCCAAATGCTATAAATACATTTTGCAAAAAAAATTTGCTTCAAAATGCAATGCAAGAAACTACTAGTCACTGAGTATGCATAATCTAATTTTAAACGACCACGAACGTAGGATTAATCAACTCGAACATAACATTGATAAGTTGTTGTCGATTGTTGAAAAATTAACGCACACGGAAACCGAGCTAGATGATGATCTGGATCCAGTTGAAGCTGACGCTGATGCGTTGGCTTCAGCAGGATTTGGAACTGATGAGGATTACGGGGGAGACGTTGAACGTCTATGACCTTTTTTTTGTGCCAAGGTGACTAGTCACAGAATAGCCAATGACAACAAAACGCAAAATTAAAAACACTCCAATCGTTATCGACGCAAGCATACACAAGCTTCTGAAAGATTTTTGTAAAGAACGTGGAATGAAAATCGGAAGTGCAGCAAACGCCATGATTAAGCATTCAATAGAATCAATTCAACGAGACAAATAAAAATGGAAATCGATATTAAAAAAGCAAAAGAAAGTTTTGAGGCTTTGGTTATGCGAGAAATGGATCCGCCTATTAAGGAATTGGAGGCAGTCAACTTGCAACGCTACGGAGTCACTTGGAATTGCATAATTGAGAAGCGTAGAGACAGACCAAAAGTAGTCATGCTACGTCGCATGGTTAGCAAGGTGTTTAGGGATCTGGGGTTCAGTTACAAACGCATAGCTAAAACAATGAAGCGTGATCATGCATCAGTTATTTATAATGTTAAAGTTATGGATGGAATGCTGGACGTTTATCCTGACGTGCAAAAGGAATGGAAGGAGTACAAAAGAAATGTTTCCAAAAAAATATCTAACAAGAAAAGAAGTGAGTGAACACCTACGGGTCACAACACGAACGGTGGATAACTACATTCGCAAAGGAAAAATCAAGGCCATCAAACTCGATAGCATTGTGCGGATCGAAGCCAAGAGTGTGTTTCGTTTTATCAACAATAACCCCGTGAATTGTCTTTGGTATTTATCATGACAGTGAATGGCCAAAACAAAGGGGCAAGAGGTGAACGTGAGTTTGCCAGTTACTTACGCGAACAAGGTTATGAAGCAATTCGTGGATGCCAGAATGCAGGCCGAGATAAAACAGGCCATGCAGCTCCTGACATCATATGCGAAGAGTTACCAATTCATTTTGAAGTCAAGCGAGTGCAACGCCTGCATATCAGAGATGCAATGCTGCAAGCCATTGTCGATTCGGAACCCGGCAAGGTTCCAGTGGTTGCATGGAGAGAGAACCATGGTGAATGGGTTGCCATTTTAAAAATGGATGACCTGATGGATTTTGTGAGGGAGTTTATTAATTCCAAAAATGAAGAGGTGCCAGCCCAAGCCGAAGCCCAAGCTGACACCACGCAAAACGAAGGGATACTAAACCTCCGAACAAAGAAAAATAGAGGGTAACTAATGATACTAACAGAAAATAATAAAACCTACGATAGAGAGTACGTTTTGGCCGATGCAGGATTACATTCAGGTGTATGCGTCGATCAATTCACAGGAGCCACTGAGTTCCTAAAACGTGAAACCGGTAAGCGATTGTCTGAAGAAGAAATCGCCACTGCTGGAATCAAACTAGTTGACGGTGTTTGGACAGGAGTTCCGGACGATGTCAAAGAACGCCCAACAGTGTGGCTTGGCTTTGAATTAGGAGCCAAAACACCAGAGGGAGACAAGCCGTTGAGTATTCGCAAGAAGTTCACGGCAAGCATACATGAAAAGGCATCTTTGCGTATCTTTTTAGAACGCTGGAGAGGTCGCCCTTTTACTGATGCTGAAAAGGCTAAGTTCGATACTGAAAGTTTAGTTGGCGTACCATGTCAGCTAAACATAATTCATAAGGACTTTGGTGAAGGGCCGAGACAGTTAATTGATTTCGCAATCAAGGAAACTGGAACGCCTTTGCAAGCCTCTGGATCCTATGTCCGCAACAAGGATCGAGATGCGAAAAATGAGGAAGGTACGGCGGATAACAATCCTCCGTTTTAGTTGTTGAGGAACTGAGTCAAGGGGAGGCGAAAGCCTCCTCTTATTTTTAAACACAAGGAGAAAGTAATTATATGATTTTAAAACAGGACGATAGTAGCCACTGGTATACAGTTGACGGTAAACCAGCATACGGCAAGACACTCAGAGAAGCTCGTAAAGAGATTTTACTACCATCACCAAGCAGCATTAATTCAATGCTTTCAGCTCCCGGTTTGGAGCTTTGGAAACAGCAACAAATTTTGGAGGCAGCATTGACGATGCCGAATGAAGAAAAAGAACAGTACGGTGATGATATCGAAGCTCTTGCTAAAGCCATCATTGAAGACTCGAAAGCAGCAACTAAAAAAGCAGCAGATCGAGGTACCGATGTACATCACGGTGCAGAGGCAATGTTGAACAATGAACATTGGGACAAGGATGACCCTACGCTTGTTAAGGTAAACGAATGGATACAATCCAACGTAGTTTCTAAAAAGTGGACTGAAGAAATCCTAATTAACAAGGATGTAGGTTATGGCGGTCGAGCTGATGCATTACTAAGTCATCAGGAACATGGTTTGGTGTTAGTTGATTTTAAGACCCAAAAGTGTCGCAAGTTAAAGAAGGGATTTAAACCAACTTATTACGACAAATGGATCCTGCAAATGGCAGCATACTCAGAGTGCATCGATTATAAGCCTAGATGCCTGTCTGTAGTCATTAACACTGTCGAGCCTACTGATTGTTTCGAGAAGTTGTGGACCGACGAAGAACAAGCTGATGGTTACCGTATGTTTTTAAATCTACATGCCCTATGGTGTTGGACTAAGAATTATTATCCTGAAAAAGAACTAAGAGAGGTTGCGTTGTAATGCCTTCAGAGGAAGAAATAACATCAATGCAGGCTAGGGTTCCAACTGCTGCGAAATCAGGAACTGAAGGTCATTCTAATCATGGTGATTGGCACTCCACTGGCCAAAAGTTTTCAAAGAAAATTAAGCACTGGATTGAGACGGGAAGAATGCCGCCTCAAACCCGTGAAGAGATTCAATTGAGAAGAGATTATTTGGAACGCCAAAAGAACAAGTGAACTACATTGAGATGGTCAATCAGTTTTGGCAGGCTGACATGGAACACAACATTCCATCCAACTCAACCCGTCTCTATTTCGGACTACTCAACATGTCTAACAGGCTCGGATGGAAGAACCCATTTGGTGCAACAAATCAACAACTTGCGGCTCTTGTTAATTGTGACGAGAAGACACTAATAAGGTGTCGCAAAGTGTTGGTGAAAACGGGTCTAATTTCGGTAAAACGAGGGTGTAAGAATACCCCTAATTCTATTACCTTAAATGCCATTCACTGGAATATTTCCAGTACAAACGCCAGTATAAACGCCAGTATAAACGCCAGTGAAAACGCCAGCCATCATAAAACAGAAACTAAAACTAAAAGTAATATTACGTCCGGTCAGGTAGACCAAATTTATGATGCCTATCCGTTAAAGGTAGGACGCAAGGCATGTACGCCAGCAATCACCAGAGCTATTCAGGAATTAGGATTCGATAAGCTCCTAAAAACTACACAAGAATATGCCAAGGTTCGGGGATCCAAAAAGGAATACACCCCACACCCCAAAACATGGTTCGGGCAAGGTCGCTACAACGATGATCCTGAGTCATGGGCTGACCGTGTTTCGGAATCCAGTACAACCTCCTTCGATGCCAGAAAACAACTCGAACTAGTCGAGACTGAATTGAAGCAAATTAAAGAACGCCACGCTTTCCCTGAACCCGGTGGAGGATACTCATGGCATGGAGTCAGTCCACACTTGATAGACCAGTATAAACGGCTTGTGGCTAGGCGTAAGGAATTGAAGCCAATTGCTATGGGACTATGACCCTCGGAGAAAATAAAAACGCCTTAGAACGCAATTATGGGACAAGGAATTACTGGAAATCCTACTCAAAAGGCATTTTAGCCAAGAAAAGGCCGTGGCTCAGTGAAGTGAAGACAGCACTGATAGGGCTAGAAACGGCTTGTAGGGCCGGAGATTCCGAAGCTATCAGGCTTAAAATTAAACTTAACAACATGAAAAAGAATGACACAAAAAGACACACCCAATAAACCAAAACCGGTTCCTAAGAAGCCGAATGAACACCTCCCTGCAGATCTAGCAAACCTACCCGGTCCACCTGACTCAGGGCGAGGTAAGAATGTGGATCCAGTATTGTACCGGCAATGCCTCCAGATGTTCCGAGATGGGGCTACAATATCAGCAGTGGCAGAGTTCTCAGGGGTAGGATTCAACACGCTTCAGGGCATAAGAGAAAGGCACCTTGACCTGATACCAAACCACAAGAAAAGGATGGCTACCAAGCTGGACTATATTAGTGAGCAATGTGCTGATTCCTTAATAAATGATCTGGAAGCTGGGTCTGTAGATCCCAAAACTAAATCGATTGTGATGGGGATAAGTATCGAAAAAGCCAGCCAAATTCGTGGAGAAACCCAAACAATCCGCCATGAGCATGTAAAACTATCCCAAGAAAGTGTTGAGGATCTACTAAACAAGCTGCCGAAAGCAGACATAATTGAGGTGAAAGAATGATGAATTGTCTCCCTAATGTCCATTTTACCCAATGTTTTCAGGGGTTTCTTGAATCAATGCTACACCCTACTGATATACCATGGATTATCCTAATTGTACTAACCACTACATATTGTGGTTGCAATTTGCTCTCAACCACTACATGTAGAGGGGGCGGGGGGGGTCGGTTCGGCGGGAGCCACTCCTCCCATATATTCATTAGTCCATGTGGAAAATTTTTACAAAAGGCTTTAGACCGGGTTGTTTTAAGCTCAAGCCCTCACCCTCTGAGGCACTGGTTAAAAGAAAGTATGCAAATTCAACAGCCCGGTTGTTTTTCAGGAGGTAGCAAATGACAGAGGTGGACTTAGCGGCAGATCTGGGAGTGTGCAGGGAGACTGTGAAGAAAATTCGCAATCGGCTCCTCACACTGGGAAATGACTACGAGAGGGGCGAACACAACAAGGTGATCTACTTACCTTCCGGAATAAAGAAAGTCTCTCAGGACTTATTTCCGGACGACTATGAGCCTGTTGTGGAGGAGCCTGAGATGATTGAGGGCAAGGTGACTAACTGGAGATTTCGCAACCAGCGAATAGTGGAGGTTGACGGCAAGGATCTGGTTCGGGTTAAGAATGCGAAACTCTACATGCCAAATGGGCGGGGAGAGCTTTGTCCGATCCGGTACAAGAAGAATGCAAACGGTTTTATAGTTGATGGTCCTTCACCTCGCAGGCCGGGATATTGGAGATGAGAAATTCACCTAAACGCTGGTTGTTTGTTTTTGATAACGCTCCGGACTTTGAGCTTTTGATGGTTGATAATGGTAGGAAGCTGGAATGTGCCTTGAAGTCGAAAGAACAGCCTACGCATGAGGAGCTTCAGAATTGGATAGAAGCAATTTGGGACCGTGCAAGTCACCACGGTGTTGAGGGTCAGAAGATGGAGTTTACGTTTTTGAATGATTTGATGGAGAAGCTGGATAGTGGTTGGACTGTTGAGATATGAAATTGAAGGCACCAAAAAGAATTAAAATTTTAAATTTAACTTACAAGATTGAGTTTTGTTCTAAGACGGTTTGGGTTGGTTCTGAGGCGGATGGTTGGTGTGATTTCGATAACCAGACAATTGTTATTTATGATGGTTTAGCTGATGAAGCTAAAGCGGATGTTTTTTTACATGAGTGCATTCACGCTGTTGGTTATTTAATGGGGGTTGAGTGGACCAAGGAGGAGCAAGTTAGCAGACGAATCGCGACCGGGCTTTGCACCTTATGGAAGGAGAACCCAAGTGCGTTTCGTTGGTGGAAGAATTTATTATGAGTCCAGAAGATATAGCACATAAGTCGGTGAATCGCTTTACAGACAAGGCGTTCAATAAATACATAGCAGGCCAGAATGAGCATGGCGGATGTCTGGTTGAAAAGAGTAAGGATGTTAATTTTTTTCTGGACCATATCGAGGAGGAGATAATTGACCTTTGGCATTACGTTCAGGCTTTCAGGATGTCACAGGGTTCTCCTATGAATCGTGACGACATAAACAAGGTTAAGGAAATTATGGAGGGTGCTGCGAAGGCAGTAAAAGATTGATGGAAGTTAACCTAGACAACGGTGAAGTGTTGATGGCTACGATGATTGGCTTGATGCGGAATTCCGTTTCTAGGGCTGCTCACATTCAGGACGGCAAGCGTGGCAACTTGGATCCTCAAACTATGGACATAGACGGCATGGGTGCAGAGGTTGCGTTCTGTAAGCACATGAATCTGTATCCGGATTTTTCTCTTTGCCCACAGAAGCTGACGTTTGATTGTTTAACAAAGGAAGGCAACAAGGTTGACGTTAAGCAAACGCACTACCCTGAAGGCAGGCTGTTGGTTGCTCCTGAGAAAATTCAATCTGAAACGACTCACTATGTTCTGGTTACTGGCCGGATTCCGAAATTCAAGGTTGTCGGATACTTGGAGAAGGATGATGTCTTTGAAAAGGAAAACCTGACTGAACTTTATGGTCGAAAGGTTTATGCAATTGAGCAGAAGGATTTGAAGAAGTTTTGAACTGGCACAAACATGCATACGAGCCGCATCCTGTTTACAGATCAATAACTCAGGAAGACGCAAAGCTGATTCTCAAGCAGGAGGGTGGTGAGAAAAAATTGCGTGAAGCCTTGCAGGCTAGAGGCACCAAAATAGCACTTGAGAAATCGGATCCTTACAATCACGGCTACGAGCCTTTTCATTGGAAGGATGCAGAGGAGTTGGTTTCAAAGAATGATGCCATTTTAATTTCAGGCGGCAACCGTTCAGGTAAGACAGAATTTTGTGCAAAGTTTTGTATCAAGAAACTACTTGAGAAACCTGACACTAGAATAGTTGCCTTTCATACAACTCACCAAAGTTCCCTGCAAACGCAACAACCAATATTGTACAAATATTTACCTGAAGAATTTAAGGGCCGGAAGATCAGGTCAACTGTTGCTAACATATCTTACACTCAAAAGAATGGTTTCACTGAAAGCACTTTCATCATGCCAAACAGGAGCCAGCTTTGGTGTATGCATTACTCTCAGGATCCAAGGACGGTCGAGGGATTGGAGTTGGATTATTGCTGGGCTGATGAGCTTATTCCGAAGGCACTGCTCGATACGATCCGGTTCAGGCTTGTTACCCGTTCTGGTAAATTAATTTTATCATTCACTCCCGTTGAAGGCATGACTCCTGTTGTTAAGGATTTTGTTTCAGGCGGAGAAGTGACTGAGTGGATGGACAGTGAACTGTTGCCGGGTATCAACATACCGGCAGGACCAAAAGGCAAGATGCCTTACACAATGCGATGCCATAAGGAGAAGACGGCAGCTATTTGGTTCTTCACAAAGTTCAACCCTTACAACCCGTACAAGGAACTTGTCAAAAGGATTGATGGTTCACATTCCAGTGACATCAAGATCCGAGCCTATGGTTGGGCTGACAGTTCTGTTGGTAATGCGTTCCCAAGGTTTGGGGATGGTCACATAGTTGATCCAAAAGACATTCCTAAAGGTGGACAGAATTTTATGGTAACGGATCCGGCTTCAGCTCGTAACTGGTTCTTCCTATGGGCTAGAGCTGTTGATGGTAGGATCTACATTTATCGGGAGTGGCCAGACGTAAGCATGGGTGAATGGACGTTGCCGGGAGTTAAGCCTGATGGACAACCCGGTCCGGCCCAGAGAGCTGGCGGAGGTGCAAACAGTATCGCTGAATACAAGCGTTTGATTTTGGAACTGGAACAGGGCGAACCAATTTTTCAACGCCTGATAGATCCAAGAGCTGGCAGAGCAAAGTCAATGGATGGTCGCGAAATTTTGGACGAGCTAAAGCTTGGTGAAGATGGCCTTTGGTTTGATCAGGCATCAGGTGCCAAAATTGAGGAGGGAGTAACCCTGATAAATGACTTGCTGTATTACGATTCTCACAAGCCAATGCTTGATGACAACAAACCAAAATTGTTAGTCAGCAGTGACTGTAAAAATTTAATCTATTCGCTACGCGAATGGACGGGTGCAGACAAGGAACATGGAGCGAGTAAGGATCCGATCGATTGTTGCCGCTACATTATACAAGAAGAGAATTTACTTGTGACTACCGACATGGTTGGTGTTTCAGGAGGAGGATCATATTAATGGAAACTTATCCAAAATTATTATCGTTTAAGGATGCGTCAGAGTTTAGTGGCTTGACCATCAAGGAGCTTCAGTACCTAGCGAATGCGGGGAAGCTAAGAACCGTTGTACCGGTTCACAGAAAAAGAAAATTTATAAAGCAGCAACTAGCTGAATACATGGAGAAATTATTATGTCAAAACTAGACGTTAAACAGATCGCGTCGGAATATAGCCGTGCCGGAGGATTCAACAACACCTATACGAGTTGGTTCAAGGCAGACAGTATTCGATTTAGCAGATGGAACGGCCAGACCGATGATGGCCGAAAGCACCAGTATCAACATTCAAAGAAAAAAGTATTTCCTTGGGACGGAGCAAGTGACGTTCGTGTTCGTTTAGCTGATACAATTATCAGTGAAAACTCAGACATATTAACCACTGCATTTCAACGTGGAATACTTCGAGCAAGCCCAACTGAATCAGGTGATGGTTCACAGTCTTCAATCGTTACTACTCTCCTGAAGTACTACAAGGAGAACAAGCTGATGAATGAGCTAAGACATGAGGCTCACTTGCTTGCCAACTATGGCCAGCAATACGGTATGGGAATACTTCAGGTAGGTTGGGAGAAGGAAGAAACAAAAGCCAACAAGCCGATAACAATGGAAGACGTAGTTGCGTTTTCTCAGGAAGCTGATCCGCAATCTGCTGAATCTAATTTGCCTCAGATGATTATGGATCCGGAACAGGAGGAAGCTGCAATTGAAGTTGTAGCAGCCCTGATGGAAGTGAGGCGTAACACTGCAAGGCGTGGAATAAAGGAACTTAGAAATAATGGAGTAACTGAAATCCCGGTAGCAGAGGTTACAAAAAACACACCACTCATAACTGCACTCAGGTTGGACGATGATTTCTTTGTTCCGCCGGAGACAATTGACTTGCAGGATGCACGTTATTGTTTCCGTAGAGTGTGGATGACAGAGGTGCAATTACGTCAGGGTGACTTTGACGAGAAATGGGTTGAGCGTGTTATAGCTACTAAGTCTCAGCCGGGTATGGTGTATGAAGATACTTACACTCAATTTACAAACGACACAGGACAACAGGAGGGTTTATACGAAATTGTTTATGCTTATTATCGCGAACTTGATGATGATGGTATGCCGGGGATTCATTGTTGCGTTTTTACGCCGCACATTACGGATGCTTCAGGGAAGAAAGACATGCTTGACTACATGTCTGGAAAATATCCTTTCGTGGCTTACAGAAGAGAATCGGTAGCCAGAAAGTTCGTGGACAGTCGAGGTGTTTCAGAAATCTGCATGACATGGCAGGACGAAATAAAAACTCAAAGAGACATGTTAAGTGATCGAGCGAGTTTAATTATTAACCCTCCAATTGTTCATGCCGCAAGATCCGGATCCAACTATGAGTTCAAACCGGGAACTGCAATTGCAGAAATGCGTCAGGGTGAAGTTCGTTATCTGGATCCACCTAAGTCAAACCCAACAGAGAGTCTTGGTATCATTGCTTACGTTGAAAGGCAGGCCAATGAATACTTTGGTCGAATGGGTGAAGGCATAGATCCAAACACTTCCGCAATGCGTAGGCAATCGATGGTGGATACTTACATGTCGTGCTGGTCCGATGCATTCACAATGATGTTTAAACTGATTCAGGAATTTGTAAGTGACGAAGAGCTTGCTCGAATTGCTGGCAAGGAAATGCAACTGCCAAAGTCTTCAGCAGAGATTCAAGGCAACTACGATTTCCGAACCGTGTTTGATGTTCGCGAACTTGATCAGGATTACATGTCTGCCAAGTTGCAGGCCATGAGTCAGTTTGTTTTACCAGAAGATACAGCAGGCGTAATTGATCGTGCTGCTTACACCAAGTTCAAGGCAACACTGATTGATCCGGTGCTTGCTGACATGGTTGTTCAGGACAAGACCGGTGCAACTCAGAAGGCTTTTGAGAAAGTTAATTCTGATGTTGGCTTCATGGCTTTAGGCAATGAACCGCAATACACCGAGAACGATCCTGCTGCTGAAATGAAATTGCAATTCATGCAACAGATCATTGGCAACAATCCAAAGTATCAGGAGTTACTTGGTGAGGGTGGAGATGAAAGGTTCGCGGCACTTGTCGAGAACTACTCTAAGAGCTTACAGCATTCAGTCATGCAACGACAGAATGCGGAAGTAGGACGGGTCGGAGTTCAACCGGTAGGTGCCGGTGAAGGTTCCGGCTATTAATGTTATGGATGCAAAACTAGATACTAACCAAATCGTATATGCGTTGAAGAACTTGACGGATGATAACGTGACTTACATTGCGTTAAATCAACTGTTTGATGAGTTCATCAAAAACGGAATTGATTCTGCAATTGCTTCTCGCATAGGAGCCGAAGATCGGCATTGGAGTGCTGGGTATGTTTACTCATTGAAGCACCTCAAAGAGCGGATTGAAGAGCTTCGTAAATCAACAGTTAACGAAACCACTGGGGAAGTAGTTTAATAAAAAACCCCGGCACCTTAATCGGTGCTGGGGCTGTTGATTTAGTATCCCTTTGGTTTGCTAAAGCGGAAATACGTCAGCGTAAGTGCTGCAACCTCTTCGACGTTTCCGATCCGGCACTCCTATGTCCGCAAGGCTTCGCAGCCATCTGGATTTGGCTAGTTGCTTTTTACGGTTCTTGGCACTTTCATTGTAACGATCAATTCTTGCCAAGACCTTTGATGTATCGATGTCTCGTTGAGTTAACTTAACAGCCAACACAACTCGGCACTTTTTCATCTTTGATTCCGCAACTGGAATTCCATTAGGTTCTCCGTTGTCATACATTAACCCTTTATGTTCAACCATCCAGTGGTTTCCGCAGATCACAAGGTAAGCCTCGTTATCTTTTGGTTTTACTCGATGCCATTCAAACCACTTTGTAAGTGTAGGAGAGTTTCCTCTATGAAAGATCTTCCTGCTTTCACGAAGCCATTTAACGTCTTCCTGCAAACTTCTTGGCACATGCCAATAACCTTCTTTAGTTTCAAAACTGAATTGTGATTTGTATCCAAAGAGCTTTAAAACATATAACACTTGTTCAGTGCTTGATCCTTTGACGCTTTGCTTCTTAAACTTTTTACGGATTAAGAGTGCTGCATCTTGAGTCGATATTCCACACAAGATGGAAATGATCGATGGTCCACAATACCTCTGTCGATGTTTCGACGGGTCCACATATAATGAATGTAACTTCATAGTATCTTATTTTCTTTTTGCTTTGCGTTTAGCCTTCTTAGCTTTTGCTTTTTCTCGACGCTTGGTTTCAGCTTTCGCCAAGCATCTGTTGAAATATAAATCCTCAAAGGTCATGTACATTGCCGACTCTTTGCGGCAACCCAACACTCTAACTGAAATGGTGTCGGTTGCCTCTAGAGTGACAACTAGTTTTCTACCTCTCGCATGATAAGAGGTTAGCCTGCTCTTCCTAACTACTGGTCTTTCTAACTCAGTCATTTTTATAATTTCAAATTCACCTACACCGTGTAAGCGAATCACCATTATAACATATCGGGTTTTTAAAAATCTCGAATTTGGACGATATCGAGACAAAAACGAATCTAGTTCTTAGGAAATAAAAATATAAAAAAAAAGCTTGTTGGGGTTTTTCGGTTTTTTTCAAACAGCATTATATCTTACTAAATTGTTCTTATTTTTCCTATTATGCCAATCGTCCCAATTACCTGGTTGTTTGTATAACCAAAGTCTTGAACTCACGTTATAACTGTCGCGGGTTCTTCGCACCTCAAGCGATGTCTACCTACTTGCGGGTAATAAAATTTTAGCATGGCAAACGACGAAAGTGACGCTACGGAAAGCGTCGATAAAGAAACCGGAACCGCATCAGGTCAAGATGCAGAGCTGCCTAGTTTGGATCAGTTATTGGTTCATGCTGTTGGCGGAGAAGATGGATCAGAACTCCCTTCGAGTGAAGAGGAGGCAGAACCGGAAGTTGCTGACATAGAAGAACCGTTAGCAACTGAAGAGGAAGATCAGGTTCTTTCACAGGATGAAGAGAAAAGCGATGGTTCGCCTGATTGGTATCAGAAGCGGATTGATCGTTTTACTCGGAGATTACGCACGGCTGAAGAGGAGCGAGATAACTTGGCTGATCGTGTTGAGGAGTTGGAAGCGAAAGCTACAGCACCACAACCAATTCAACCGGGAGCAAATCCCCTCGGCAACATCAACTCCAATAAGGAGCTGGATGACTTGGTTACGCTTGAGGAAGCGAGACTTGATTTTGTCGAGGATCAAAAAGATCTGCTACTGGATGATGGTTTGGATCAGGTTATTGAAAACCTTAAAGCACAAGGATTGGAAATTGAGGATGACATTTCTGAAAATGAAGTCCGAAAAGAAATTCGTAACATCGAAAGGAATAGCTCGAAGAACTTATCGAGAAACATTCCTAGAAGAAAAACCGAACTTCAACACAAGGAACAATTCGACGCTCATGCCGAGCAACTTTATCCATGGCTTGCGGACGATAAATCCGCTGAAATGGAAATCTTCGGGGAAGTCGTTAAGGCATCACCAGCTTTGGCCAGTGTACCTACAAGTAGACTGGAAATTGCTCGGTACGTTACGGGAGTAATGATTGAACAACAACGGGGTAAACATAAGGCAACTGCCAAAGCAAAACCCAAAAAGCAGCCAATAAGTCCCGGCAAACCAAAAGCGGCACCAGCCGCAACTGATGATGCAGGCAACTACGAAACATCCAAAGAAAGACTGTTCTCGGATCCATCAAAAGATTCGCTTGATGACATGCTAGTGAACGCAGGGGTTCTTCAATAATAGAAGAATTAAAAGATGGCTTCACCATTATATAGTTATACTCAAAACGACGAAAGCGGATCGGATGCAAATGTGTTCGGTCCAGCACCGGGCGGTAGTAACCGCGATTTACTTAATGCCATAACTCTAGTGGATGCAAAAGAGTGTCCGCTTATGGCAATGATACCGAAAGCTGGGGGAGTAACTAACCTCAACTTTGAATGGCCTGTCGATAAGGAATTAGCGGCAGAGGACAACGCAACTATTGACGGACACGATCTGCAACATGGATTTGATTCCCAGAACGCTAGTGCTGGAGACAGTGCTGCATCTGACTTTGGTCATGTACTCGATGAATACGCAATCATGGACAACCGTGTTCAATGGTTCCGTCGTGCTGCATTGGTTTCAAAGCTGACTGAGTCTGCAACTAACTTGGCTGGCGTTGCCAACCAAAGAGCCTATGCGGTTCGTAAGCAGTTGCTCGCTCTAAAGCGTGACATGGAAATTCGCCTTTGTGCTGATCATATTCCAAAGACAGGTGCTACGAAAAATGGTTGGTATGATGCTGGTGCAGTTACCGGTAGTTCAACAAAAGGAAACAAAACAGCATCTCTTGGTGCCTTTATTGATGACCATGATACTGCTGGGATTGTTCCTGCTGGTTACCATACACCAGCGGCAAGTGTGTTTGATTCGGATCCAACCGATAATGATGCTGCCACCGTTACTAACTCTAATGATGCTGCTCATAAAATTCGTACTACTGCTGACCTTACAGAAGATCAGGTAAATGGAGTGCTGCAAAGCATCTACGAGCAAACCGGCAAGATTAACACCAAGACATTGCTTTGTGGTCCTAACCTAAAGAAACGGTTTAAAGACTTCACGGCTGTTTCTACTGGAAGCGGCACTGGTGCGGCTACTGTTGCTCGTACTTATGGAGCTAATCTCGCAGACAAGAAGGTCATCTCGACCGTCGATGTTTACGAGGGTGACTTCGGTACGATACAGTTAGTGCCAACCTTGTGGAATGCATTCAACTTCCCAGTTAGCTCGGAAGGTGAAGCGGCAGGCAATAAAGCTGTTAGCTGGTCTGGTTCTGGTGCCACTGGTGCCGGTGCTAACCCTAACTTGTCTTACGGTTACGTTCTGGACATGGATCTTTTGGAGCTTCGTTTCCATCAGTTACCACAAGTTCAACCGCTACCTAACCAAGGTGCAGGCGAGCGATTTGCAGTGGACGCAATCGCCGGATTGTGCGTGAAAAATCCTCTTGGATTAGGTGCATTTAAGCTGATTAAATAATGTCAGACCTTGACGTAAATCTAGATTGTTTTTCGCCTTCTGAAAAGAATGCCATCATCAAGGAATTGGTGACCGGTCATCAGATGCGAATGGTTCAATCCGAAATCAATCAAAAGAAAATCGCCAAGGAAAATCAAAGCGACCACCGGTCAATTAATGGTTTTGGCCGGTTGGTTGCTAGATTCGATTATGATGGATACATGTCAAACTTCGTAAGGAAGGGAGAATCTATCCAAGATAATGATTACCTTAACTGGGTAGTGAAGCGTCATCCTGAAGTGGCTGTTAAGTCAGTTGGGACAAAGACGCAAGTAGGACATGGCAGCAAGCCGAGTAACCAAAAGTGAGAACGGTTTCTGCTAAGAATGTTTTGCAAGGGGCGGTCGAATCAACAGGCCGCCTCTATTCCAATTTAACAAATGACGAATTCACGCTTTTTCGTGGAGCTATGAATCGTCGTCTTAGGGAGGCTTACGAACTTGAGTTCTGGCCTGACCTAATGACAGTGGAGAAAAGGTACTGGAGGGATGATTACGTTTCAGTAACGGCATACCCGGCAGACGCTGAAGTCTACCATGCTACCACTGACAAGTACTGGACAAACTCAAGCGGATCATCAAGTAGCAACAACACTCCCGGCACTGGATCCGATTGGACTGAGCTAACAGGCTACATAACCTATGTTGGCTTTGAACAGAAAACCATGAAGACCGAGATTGGTGCCGTTTATCGTGGAACCTCAAAGGATCCCCGGCTCAATCTGGATTACGAAACATTTCCGTTTGAGATTAAAGATATCGGCGTTGTGTTTCCGTATGTAAATCAAGGTTGTATATTTTTAGAATTTAGAAAGAG